TCATCGAACCACACATGGTGTCGATGTAAGCATCCCAATAAGCGTCACTCTTGTCCTTTTTAGCCATGCCTGCTTCGCTCATGGCAATAGCAATGGCCTGTTGACGGCTCTTTACAGGCTTACCACCACTGGTCAGAGTGCCAGCTTTGAATTCGCGCATTACCTTGCGCACCTTGGCTTGCTTTTGCTTGTTGGTCATTTCTTTATTCCCCAGAAATACAAATCAGAGGAAGCAGGGTTCACTTCAAAAGCATAACTAGAAAACATCGCATCAATATCACATTCATTTCTAAAATCTTGCTCCGTTAAGTTGCGGGTACAAACGTCTGCTGCTCTGGATGCGCCATTGAATTTATTCAAACGTAGCTCCATCACGCAACCGCTCCACTTGATACTCAAGCAAGTTCAAGTAGGAAGGCCCTTTGGAACTTTGGAAAAGGTGAAACACGTCTCCATCACCATAGACGGTGCCAATGCCATAACTGTCTGGCACTCCACCTAGTGCCCACGTCGCCCCAACACCGGAATAACTTGTTGGCATAACAATGTCAATGTAATAATTTCCTTCAATTAGCTCATGCGAAAGCCGCTGCGCTGTGTCATAGGAATAGTCCGCAATCAATGAAGGCTTGCCAAGTTCATGCCAAATGGCACTGTTGACAATGCCAAATGCCGGGGCCGCATAAATCTCGTTACGCGAAGGCAAATGATTGGCTGACTGCGCAATGCCAAACATTGTGCCGGATTTGCTCACGCGCTCTTCTGCTTGCGCAACAAAATCCATATTGGAAACAATGCAGTCCGCATCAATGAATCCAACGTTGTCGTCAGGAAAGTTCTGGAGGATTTGCTCCATAAACCAACCATGCCCCTGATGAGGCGGAATGCCAGCCTTGGCTAATTCCTCAATCTTGAATACGTGGTACTTCACTGGGAGGCCAATGATTTCACTGGCCTCCGCATGAAGATCAAGCATGCGACTGTCAAGGTTGTCGCAGGTGTAGCAATGAAAAACAGTCATCGGATGCGGCTCTCGGCTCCTTTGTGCAATGCGTAGGGAGGCAGTGAATAAGCCTTCAATGTGGGCAGCTCAGGGTTGTAATACTTGCACAGAGGATGGCCAAATTCGCGCAAACTTTCTACTTGTGGAATCCACTGAATATCTACAGGCATCCACAGACGCTCGTAAATCTTCAACAGTTTTTCCAGGCCATTGCGGCTCACGTAATAACCATCAGCCCCACAAGTCATGCCCCACATTTCGCCTTTTGCATTGCGGAATGTACGGTCATTGAAGAATACCAAATCAGCATCCTTAGGAATGGGCATGCAAAGCGGCTTGATCAGCCTTGCATCGTCTTCCATTACAACGAGATAAGGAAAATCGTTGTTAACAGCATGTTGCCACAAATGCAGCGATGCCACTGCAATGCCTACTTCAGTGGTCAGCTTTAGACCGTCTGAATTGCCAGGCATTTCCCATTCCACTTCTCGGCCGGCAAGTTCCTGCATTTCCTCCCGCGTTTTGTCGCGGCCATCAACGCCCATCCACCAAATAAACTTCTGCCCAACGGACATAGCCTGCTTGGTGAATACATCACGCCTGGCATCGTCCTCAAGGCTGATACAGAAAACGTGATCACCTTCGCTCAGATCGACATCCTCGCATTCAGCGCCGGGGAACAGCTTGTCACCCCCGACGGTTTTGTGCTTTTTTCCAAAGCCTTGCCCGCTTTCAGCGGGCCCCTCCAATACGTTGTCGATAATTTTCAGCACATTGCTGCCAATCACATCCCAGGAATACTTCTCTGTCGCCAACTCGCTTCCGCACCAGTCCGCAACTTTCTTTAGATCGTCGCGGTTTTCGTAGTAGTGCGTCAAGATCTGGGCCATGCCATCTGGCGATGGCTGGCCACGGTCTAGACCATAGTTCTGGTCCACGCTCCAGCTTTCGATAGGAATGCGTGGGATGGCATGGAAGATTTCAGCCAGACTTGTATGGTCCGGCACCACTTGAGCAGTGTTGGTCGCGGCATGCTCAAAGTTGACAAGGCCCCAGCCCTCGCCGATGCAAGTGTTGACGCCAATGTCGGCAGCGTTGTACACCATGTTCAAGCGCTCCACTGGCAAACAACGAGTCACGTCAAAATCTTGGCTGGTGAGAATAAGCTTGCCTGTTGAATCAAAGCCGTAGTCACGCGACATGCGCTTAAATAGTGGGATCAAATCCCAGCCCTGGTCTTTCTTGCCCATATGCAGCCACAGGCGGGCATCAGGCTTGTCCAGTGCAAACTGAATGAAGCCCTTAATGGTCAGGTCAATGCGTTTGCGAGGCTGGTTACGGTTGCCGTTGAACACCACAAACACATCTTCCGGCAGTCCCAGTTCCTGTCGGCATTCGTTCTGGTCCATTTGAAAGAACATCGAACGGTCAATGCCATGTGGGATCACATCACATGGCAGCTCACAGCCAGCCTTTCGCACCTCTTCCAGGCCAAACTGCGTGTAAGTGCCCATGCCATCCCATTCCTTGCATGGCTCAAACACGTCCGGGAAGAAGCCATAGCTATCTGTTGGGAAATAGCCATACCACTTGAAGCCCAGCTCTTCCTGGTGAGGCTTGGCCACTGCCCACAGGTTGTTCAAAATCCAGATGTCATTAACGGCAAACACCAGATCTGGCTTTTCCTTATGCAAGATCTCCGGCAGACGATGTGAGCCGAACGGATCATTACCGCCAGGCATAGCCGGATACAGACGGAAGGGCATCTCATGAGGATCGCCCCAGTAGTTCACCGCCAGAACAGCGATCTCATGCTCTTTGGCAAGCACAGGAAGGATATTTTCCGCTACACGCCCGAAACCTGTCTGCACGGCGCAGTCACCGCAATAAAGGATTTTGGCCATAGAAACGCAGATGTCTGCGTCATCTTAATGGTGCTATTTATACGGGAACAGCAGGCGGCGTCTGCCGTTTGTATTCAACAGAACACCTGCACCGAGCCCTACAGGCACAGCGCTGCCCTGGCAGCGGCAAGCTGCCAATTGGCACAAGGCCTCGCGATGCAAATGCAATGCAATCATCACAATGTTGCGCTCCAGGATCCAAAATGCGTCGCATTAGGGAATAGCCCTGTCGTTCCTGTCGAATCGTGATTCCTTCCCAGTAACTACCACGAACGCTTTCAGCATATAGCCGCACGCGAGCAAGAGCCATGGGAGCAGAAACGCGCCCATCCAAAAGATCACGAGCAAACTTTTGTAGATAAGCGTATTCCGAACGAAGCCTCTGACCAATGCGCCCATATTCCGCAGCGCCAAGCCTGTCTCTTCCGCCATTGCCAAGCACTGTTGCCTGAATATGAGCAGTCTTAAGCGCTTCGCGGACAGAGCCCTGCCATTGATCAATTGTGACACTCCCATCCACCAGCATGCGCGTATAACGCCGAAGATTTTCACTCAATTTATCGATGCGACCATCAATCAATGCGGAAACGGCCTTTTCGCTCATGAATTGCCCCAAGGGGCGCCGATAGCGCCCCGAAATCGGATCGTATGACCAATCGGCATCAAACCTCGGCCATGGATCACTGAGCGGGCTCAACATCACTAGCCTCCAAAATGTCCTTAAAGCGCTCAGGTGCTTCTTGCTTCCATTGGTTCAATGCAGCATCGATGTCAGCAGCAGTGATCTGAGCGGCCTCGTCATAGTCGCCAAGCAATAGTCCTTCTACCTTGACGGACTCAATAGCGTCTACCTTGCTGCTCACCATCTTTGCTGGACCACGACGCTCAGCATCAGGATCCTTTCGGCGTTTGCGGGCCACAATTGTCTGCCGCTCCTCTTTGGACAATGCTTGAGCCTTGGCCTGAGGCAAGCATTTCGGCTTACCTTCTCCCTCACTTCGGCCGCCACATGGACCCTGGATTTCGCCATTTGCTCCAATCCTCACCCACTTTTCCTTGAACCATTGATCCAAATCGTCACCATGGATTTCGCCCTCATCGCCCTTGAAGGCGCCTGACAGCGAACCATGCTTGCGCTTGTACATTTCTTTATAGCGCTGTACCACATAGCCGCTGGCATAAGCTGAAGGCCACACCTTGAACTTGGATTTTGCTGCAGATACTGCTCGGGAATGCAAATCTTTATCAGTGAATGTCACATCACCGCGCTTCACTTCTAAGTCTTTCTCCAAGAACAAGCCAGCAGCGTCTGTCTTCTCCGCCACGGCCCCTTCCGATGCCTCACGGGTGCCGTCCATTGGAAGAGCCCCGTTCTGTTGATCCAAAGGGTCACGCCCGCCAGGGGGCACTTGCCCCGCTGCCGCTTTTTGCGGCAGCTCTCGCTTGATTGACGGATCAATGGTGGTTTCAATGCTGTATTCGCTCTTCCCAAACCTCGAATCCGCCACTTCCTGCGGCGTCAACACGCCTACTTGAATGTAGCGAGCATCCACTGCGGCCACACGCGCCCGCACGTCCGCCAGTTCCCGCTCGTTCATTTCAAACAGCGGCTTAAAACTCACGCGCCAGTTGTCCGGCATTCTTCCATTTGTCGGCCCCTGCTTGCTCAGCATGATGTATTCCATCAGCTTGTTCAGCGGCTTACGGAAGCTTGCCTCTTGATAGTGGTGGCAAGTCTTGGCAAAGTCACGCTCCTCCGAACGGCCCGTTGCACCAAGACCAGACGGCGACTGTCCAAACAAAAGCGTATGAGGAATGCCCGCAGCAGCAATCATATCAATGCGCAGTTTCTCAAGGATTTCACTGACGCCACCAAATTGCCGGCTAACAAACGCAAGTTCTTCTTTCTCCGCATCAATCGCGTAGCCGCGATAGATGCTTTTGCTCATGTCATTCAATTGCAAGCGGTCTCGCACTTGCCCTTCTTTGCCAGCGGCCAGCATCGATGCAAGGCCTCTCACTTTGTGGACAAAGATGTCAAATTCAGTGAGCAATGTGGCCATGGAGGCCGTGCCGCTGTAGTAGTGCTTGAAGCTTTCAAACACGCTTTGCAGCACGCTCATGCCCCAGCCATAGTTCTCCTGACGCACGCGATACGGTAACCAAATGCCATCGAACCGCAGCAAGCGATCTTTGTGAATGATGGTGAGATTTGGTTTTTGGATCAAATCACCAGAAATAATCTGGTAGTACGTTGCCTTGGCATAGTCATATAAGCTCTCCTCGCTGATCACCGGGGCAATCTGATGACGATCTAAACATTCCATACCCTCCACAGCGCGGATGTTATTTCGGTCCACTGGCATATTTGCCGGGCGTCCGTCATCGATGTAAAGAAGCAGGCAACTGCCGCCATAAAGACGGCTTGTCTTGGCTGCTTCATTGAAGAACGGCAGGATGTTGAGATCTTCAATGGCTTGCTCAACGCCACTGAGTGTCTCGGCATTTACGCCCTCTCCACCAAACAAAATCTCAAAGCCTTCACGGGTGGCCTCATCAGCTACCAAATCCACCACACGCCGCATTAGCCAGTGGGCATACAAGCCCTCCAACTCCGTGTGGCTCATAAACGTGACGGGCTTGACAGTAGTGCGGGTGGTCTTGTCCCGGCTTGTGCCCATGCCGGTGAAGACGTTCTGCAGCCCATCGGAGCGAATGCCGGCCTCATTGAAATGGCCAAGGTTTGTCTCACCTTGTGTAACTTCCGCCACGCATAAAAAACGCTAATGTTGCATTCATTCTAGAACTAGGTATATTGGTGTGTTAACTGTGATAGGCACACCTTGTGTCGCACCTTGTCTGGAAACTCAGCCCGTCAGAAAGGGCTCTCTCTATTGCAGAAGGCGAACGCCGGCAAAATGTGAACGTCGCGCAGGGCAAGGTGGGCCGTGATCGAGGCCCCACAGACGGACATGATGCACTCCGCGTCCACATCTTGGGCGCTGGTGGCGAAATGGCAGTGGCCTCCTATCTCGGCCTCAAGCAACACGTCTTTCAAGAAAAAGAAGCCGTGCGGGGCAGCTACGACCTCCCGCCTAACATTGACGTAAAAACAAGAGCCAAGCATTACTATGATTTGGCGTGCTTCCTTAACGAAAGCCCCGAAAAGACCCTGGTATTGGTCACCATTGAATCTCGAGAAATTCGCCTACAGGGCTGGATTAAAGCGCACGATGCAAAACAGGAACAATGGAAGAGAAGTCATGTTCCCGGTCGCATTTCTTATTTCGTCCCTAAAGAAGCTCTCCGCCCCATGGCGGAACTCAAGCAATGCTTAGATGCTCAGACTTTGCTAAACACGCCCTTCAGCTAGAGCTCTATCCAAAGCAAGCAGAAATTCTTGATAATTTTTTTGAAGGTGGCTATACCCAGGCAACATGGGCCCTCGGGCGACGCAGTGGCAAGACGCTCATGGCTGCCGTTGCTTGCGTTTATATTGCCTTCGTTTTAGAAGACCGTTACAAAAAGAAAGTAAGAAAAGGAGAGCGTTGGTACGTGTTGACTGTGGCCAACAGTCAAGATCAGAGCCGCATTGCTCTTAATAACATTCGCCAGCTCATCCTCGACAGTCCCTTCGCTCAAGAAATCGTCAGAGAAACCGCTGATCAATTAGAAATCAGCAATGGATGTGTGTTCAAGGCGATTCCCACATCGGGCCGCGCCGCTCGTGGTCTTGCCTGTTGCGCCTGCGTATTTGATGAGCTTGCCTTCGCCGTAGATGGTGATGCCAACTCTGGTGCCAATGGCATCTACCAAGCTCTTAGCCCTGCCGTTGCCCAGTTCGGTAAAGACGGCAAAATCCTTGAGCTCTCTTCCCCCTGGCTAACAGATGGCCTCTTCTACCAGCACTTCAAAGAAGCGGCTTCAGGCCGCTTCCCCTATCTTCAAGCCATCAACCTCCCAACATGGGAGATGAACCCTGCCATTAGCGAGGATTTTCTCGCAATGGAAAAAGAGCGCGATCCAGATAAGTTTAAGGTGGAGTATGGAGCTCAGTTTTCCACCAACCTTTCCGCTCTTATTTCAAGTGACGTTGTTGATGCCTGTATTGATAACGGACGGAGTGTTCTTCCACCTCGCGAACAATTCGTCGGAACCTATGTTCTGGCCCTGGACCCCGCTCGCGGTGGGGTGGGCCGTGATAATTACACTGCCTGTATCGTGCATTTTGAAGGTGGGGTGCTAGTAGTTGATAAATTTCACACCTTCCTTGCTGATTTTGAAATCAATGGCCGGAAAGAAGTGAATATCAATGCGGTGGAAGATTGGATACAAGAGCAGCATAAGCTTTATTTATTTGACAAGATTGTGATGGACCAGTACAACAGTGCTGGTACAATCCAGGCGCTGTCAGGCAACTTCCCCATCGAAGAGCTCACCTGGACTATCAATTCCAAGATCAAGGCTTTCTCAAAAATGAGGGAATTGTTCAATGCGGGGCAAATCAATATCTATAACCACGAGAAAGCAGTTAGCGAAATTAAAAACCTCACTGTTGTTTACAGGGCTGGTGGACAATGGACTGTGACGGGGGGCAAGCAAACTGGCATTGATGACCATGCGTTTGCATTAGCAGCAGCTATTCATGCAGCCAATCAAGATGACGAAGCAAACTGGCTGGAGAATTTCCTGTGACAATGGTTAGTATGTGATCAAATTTACTATGACCATGACACAGAGCCGTGCTTGAACTCTCATACCAAGAGGCATTATTTCTCGTTGCATTACTTGAGGGAGATCGCCAAACGGCCCTTCAGCTTCTGCATGCAGAACACTTCTACAAGCCTTTCCTATTGCCAAAACTTACAAAGCTGCTTCAACAGCTCAAGATAGAACATAAGGCCGAATAGTGTAATTTTCAACACATGCCAATTTTTACCAGCGATGAAAATTGGACTAGCCTGAAAAAGCCGTCACTACTATCGCCAGATCACAGAACAATGCGGCATGGTGTATTCGACATGGCGCCAATAGCTGCCAGATACCGGTCATTCTCCAAAGCCAACCAATAAGCCACATTCCCTGATATTTGCCCTATAGTTTTCAAGCATTCGCGATGCAAGCCACTGGGCGCCCGGTGGTTTCAGAGGTGATCAGGCACCTCTTTGGCAGTGAGAGGGTGGAAGCTCTCTCTGCTGTCGCCCCACCAGGAGCGACGATGAAGCCGGCAGGGCACGGGCCGCACCCGTTGATCTTCTAAAGCGAAGTAACCCTGCCACCTTGCCTCTTTAGCTCAGCGGTAGAGCAGCAGTTTTGTAAACTGCCGGCCGTTGGTTCGATTCCGACAGGAGGCTTGATAGAGTGAAATTACGTTCACCCCACTAGGGGCGCATGACTCGCTGGCACGGAACGGGGCCAGCATCATGGAGAACAACCATGAACCCTCTTGCTCTCATCAAGCAACAGCTTGAGAAGGCTGCACGTTTACGTGAAGCCCAAGCGGCCACTCTTGTTTATCGAGGCGTGGCATACAATCCGAAGAATCATTGGTTCTGAACACAAAGGCCCGCCTTGGCGGGCCTTTCTTTTTCTCAGTGTCTAATCACGCCAGCCACAATGAACATATTGATGGCAATGTATGAGAAAAGAATGATAGTTCTGATTAAAGCAATAACGTCTGCTTCTTTTTTATTCCTTCCAGCCTTCTCGCCCAACGCTTTTGCTTACAGTCGCCAGCTCACTTGCCTTCCTGTTCGTGAATCCAAGACTTTAGCTCGCGCAGGTATTGCCGCAACATATCGGCCTTCTCCAGGTGCCACACGTTGCCGTCCTTTAAATAGAGGCCCATATGATTGTCAATGGCCTTGAGCATATTGTGAATGGGCGCATTCCAGGGCTCTCGGATGGGCGTGTTAAACGTGCGCCTGGGATTGAGTCCACCATTCAGCGCATCGGAAGGAATCGAACCCTCACCGCCCTGTCCCTCTACACGAGGGAGAGCCGCCCTGTCCATTGGTTCGCACGATGCGAAAGCGCCCCATCAGGGGCGCCATTTATGCAAACTATAGCCCGAAATATACTCTCACCTTCTCCCATGGCACTGGCGTGAAATTATTTCTTTCCACGCATGCATTGAAATACAAAGGATCTATGTGTCCTTCATATTGCACTTGGTAACGATGCAGGTGGCCGTGTACATTCCCCTTGTAGCGCTCAGACATAAAACAATCACGATGTAAAGGGATATGACTGAACACCAAACCATCCCTGAAGTGGCAACCACGGATGTCTTCAAAATGCTTCGCATAATCACGCAGTTTGAAGATGTCATGGTTCCCCCGGATCAGGATTTTGCGACCATTAAGACGCTCCAATATGTGTAGTCCCGAGCGCGAGATGGCCACATCTCCCAAATGGTACACAGTGTCTTTTGCATACACGCATTTGTTCCATCTCTCAATGAGCTCTTCATGCATGTGCTCAAGAGAATCGAATGGACGCAAGCGCACCCCTGCATCATCAGTGAACTGAAGCATTGTGGCATGACCAAAATGCGTGTCTGACGTGATAAATAAACTCACGACACCATGCTCCGCCATGGCACAAAGGGAAACGCCGGATCGCCAATGCCATCGGACACAATTTCCGTCACTCGCCTTGTCCACAACTTGGGCATTTGCCCGTTAAATGCCCTCGTGATACGAAAATAGTGCCACGATCCTGGATAATGCGTGCCAACGCCAAAATGACCATACGGACCTAGTATCCACGGGCGCGAACCATCTCCTAGTCCATTGCTCGGGTTTTCGTCGTAGCCAATGGGAAGGAGTTTGCGATAAGGAAAGCCAACTCGATCTGCATAGATGCTTAAAAGCTGAGCAGTGTCAATGTTCACCTGATGTGCATCGTCACTTGCTTTGAGCTCTGGGTTGCGAGCAAATAAATGATGCATACTGCTCACGGGAATGCGGCTCATTGTGGGGCGCCCAAGGCGCTCCCACGCTTGCTTATGCACCATCAACATGCTCGGTGCCGCATAGATGGTATTGCGCAGGAAATTGTGTCCCACGCATTGAGCGTTGCCCACAAAAGATTGATTCACCAAGGCCCAATCATGGGCCTCTTCGAGCATTTCGCGATCAGTGGGCAGGCAGTCAAGGTCCAGAATGCACACCACCTCATCGGCAGCAGCATCGCTCAGCACGTCTTCAATGAAGCGCCCATGCTGCACATAACTAGCCTCATAGCCGTCATTCGATGCGCAGTGGTACGTCGCTGTAAAACCATGCTTCTCCACGCATGCTTGTTGATCCGCCAGGATCTGAGCCGGGCAGTCGTCCGTATGAAAAACGTGAAAGTTCAGCATGCTAGGGAAGCGATGCGTGAATAATAAATGGCAGGGGTGGGAATTGAACCCACTGCTGATGGGGTATGAACCCAACGTGCAACCGTTACACTTCCCTGCTTCGCGGGGCCGCCTTCTGGGCTATCTGCCCAACGCGCACCCTCCGAGCAGCGGTGATCAACCCGCTGGCCTGGTTGCCCAGGACTTAGGACGCAAACCAGACAGTACAGATGCTCAATTGAGCAACCCCAAACTGGCTGCACCATGCCGACAGAGCAACATGGGATGATGGAACAGGCGTGAAGCGATTAGTCAAAGCTATTCGCTTCAGAGACCTGCCCTCTATCGCTCAGAACTATAGCGTCAAGCGCGGCCGTAAGAAGGGAGCGATGTGTTGGGAGCCTCAAAAAACGCTGGCATCCGGCTTCGCTGTGTATCAGATAGCTCTTCTGCCTTGCCCCGCTCAAACAAATTGTCACTTTGACGCAGCCAAAAGTCCTTGTCCAGCCATTTGTTTTCGCTAGCACCAAGCTTGTCAAAAATCCACAGTGCCGTAGCACGACGCAACTTATTCAGGCTCTGACCAGCACCCTCTCCCAGTTCTTTTGCAATCAGCGAGTGAATACCCACATGACTGATTTCGTCTCTGGAGATGTCAGCACTCACGGTGCGCATGCCAATGTCCCCGTTGAAACGAAAGAACGGAAGAATTACAAAGAAAATTGAACGCTCCAGCACAGAAGCTTTCAAAATGGGATGGGCAGGATGCTCTTTCCATGCCTTCAGGATATGCAGCACTTCCTTCTCGGCCTTTTCGTCGCTGCCATGGGCAGCCACCACATAGTTCAAAGCCTGATCATGCCGCTCTTCGTCTGCCTGGTTATGAAGCAGCGCTTCAACCACTCCAGGAGTGCGAGGCAGGTCACGCTCTAGCCCTTGCTGCAGAAAATCCTTCACCGGCAGCTCCAAATGACGGAGCGCCAATGCACGAAAAACGGTCTCTTCACTGCCGGAAATGACGGATCCTTTATCCACGGGAACGGCCTGCCAAGGCCGTTTCTTCTCGATCATGTTGGTATAAGGGCTCTTCACTGCGCTGGTCATGTTCGTGATAAGGTCTTGAGGTGTAAGGAGAACGAAGGGGAGCTTTCGCTCCCCTTTTCTTTTGCAATGCGGGAGGAATGATTCCTTTATTCCGCGCAGGCACTACAGAATCCAGCCTCTAGATCACAGGCCGCAGAACTCTGATCAGGCTCAGACTCGCCGTCCAGCCCAAACATGCTCTTGAAGTCGTCATCCAGCGCCGCGTAGGCGTCGTCTTTGCGCTGCGTGTCCGGTAAGACTTGCAACGAATAGTAGAGGCTCGTCTGAGGAGATGCTAGCCAATCCCGAAGGAAAGCTTCGTCATAGACAACCACATCACTCCATGAATTAAAACTATATCCATGAAATAAGCCAGTGCGCTGATACAAAGCAACCACACCATCAGCCACCCGCCTGTAATTATCCCAACCAACATCTGCCGCAGTTTCAATGTTTCCATAATCAAAACTCTCCACTCCAAATGTACCACTATCCCTATCAACAAGCCGGCTAATAGGAGGTGCGATTTCGGGCGTGGTAGTAAAGCCATTGAGGTCAAGATAACGATAGGAGCATGATGCGGTGGGAGCAATGCAAAAGGCCCTCTCCATATTGTGCTCAATAGCAATGGTGCGAGCAACCCAAATGGCATTGCTAAGCGCTGCTACAGCGTCACCAGCCTTAGTACCAGCCCAACAATGAGTCCATGGCTCATGGTCTTCATCAGCAAGCGCTTCAAGCGCTTTGCCAAAATCCTCATACGAAATGCCTTCCTGTGCCAGGAAATTAGCCAGGCCCAGCATGCCAAGCCCCACTTGTCTATCAACAGCAGGCGGTAAGTATTCGCCAGTGTCGCCTACGCCAGTACCAGCATGCAGCTCACAGAGCTGCAGCATGCCTTCAGTGAAAGCGCTTTCAAGGTCTTCGATGCGGCAAGCGCCCATATTGACGTGCTGTAACAAACAAGTGCCACGATGCGGCAAATACACTTCCAAGCAGACATTGGCACGAATGCGTTCGCCCTTGTCGTCGTAACGAATTTTGTTCAGCCAGATGTCGCCCGAGGCGATGCCCTTAAGCATCGCCTCAATTAGCTCTGGAGAAGCATTCTCAAAAAGCCTTTCGTCCACATTGACGCAACGCTTCACCCACGGAAGCTCTTGGCGCGATGCATTGATAAATTCAAGGGCATCATCATGCGTGTAATCAATATGAAGGACAATTGCACCATTCTTGTATCGCCCGCCCCGTCGCAAGATTTCATTCAATGTGGAATAAATCTTGCCAAAGCTCACAGGGCCACTTGCTACCAGGCCCTTGCCGTTCTCTGCGCCCTTGGGGCGCAGCTCTGATAGATGGACAGCCACGCCTGCACCATTCCGCAGACCATGGCTCACAAAACGCCAGGAGGCCTCAATGCCGTCTTCCCCTTCCATGGAATCCTGAACGGTGAATACTGTGCAGCTCACGGGCAGGCGCCCAGACGGCTCATCAATCCAGCTCTGCACCCGCCCTGTGCGGGCAATTTTCTCAGCCATTGTCAATGTGAAAGAAGACGAAAGAGCCGCCCTTAAGGGCGGCTCTGCAACGCCATCAAGCTTAGCTACGGCTCAGGGCTCCTTAATCTTTTTTTTCCTAATCGCACAACATGTCGCCGTCTTCGATGGACTGTCTGTCACGAACAAAAAGGAGGGCTTCATTTTTTGTGCGGAAATAGTATGGATGTCCTTCATAAGCAATAAACCATTTCATATCTGAACGACTATGCACAGGCCATAGTTTGATGGTTCCTGCCACGAAAGGCTCTGGAAGATTGTCAAACATGAGGACAATGCGAAAAGAATCCATTCACGCTAAAGATAGCAACAACTTGCGCAAGTAGTTCTTGTTACTTTCTTCGCGCTGTCCTTGCTTTCATAAAGAATTTTTAAGAAAATATGGAAAATTTAGCCAAAATGCTCGCTGCTATACCAGAAATGCCTCAAATGGAGCCACAGGTCACGTTATGCTAGGCATTGTGCAACGGCCGTTCTGAATACGATTCAATTCCCGCGTCGCCTTCCAGAACTGCCAGCATGCCCTGGATGTCCAGAGCCCAGCGAGGAGCCTCAAGCGACGAGCCCCTCTGGCACAACCTGACATCCAGCAAGTTCCAGCTTAGGACTGGCAAATGTCCTTCCAGTTCAAGGAGCCGCCCAAAGCGGCGACGCTCCCGTTCTCTGGTCAATGCAGGGGGAAACTATGTGCAACGGCCAGAACAGATAAAAATCAAGAAAAACAATCTAGTTTTCTCATAAAGCGGCCCTTAGGGGGCCGCTTTTTTGAAAGAACAATGCAAAAGAAAAGGACTGACTTTGGCAATAAGAAAGAGCGGCTTTAGGCCGCTCTTTAAGCTGGAAAATTCTGAAGGGAAAGCTCTGAACGAAGCTTCGCCATATGGCTCATCTGCGGCCCTTTGGGGCCTTGATTCGCCATAGCAAGCTTGCATTTCTAAACACTGTGACTATGCTCTGTTCAGCTTTCCGCTTCTTGTGTCTTCTTCCTTTAAGCAATGCTCAAAATGTGGAGCCACCAAGCACATTTCCTCCTTCCATAAAGATGCCTCAACTCCCTCAGGCCTCTCCTCTCAATGTGGTTCCTGTAATAACAAAACCAAAGCAGCCTCAAAACGCCGCAATCCTCGCTCCACTCAACTCTCGCAAATGGTCTCGGATGCGAAAAGACGAGCTAAAAAGAAAAACCTTGATCACAATATTGATGCTCTCTACTTAGAAAGCATCCTCACGCCATCATGTCCCTATCTTGACATTGAATTCCGTTGGCATTCTCAATATGGCACTGGCATTACTAATCGCCCCTTCCCAAATAGCCCCTCCCTTGATCGCATAGACAATGCAAAGGGCTATGTCAAAGGCAATGTCATCATCGTCTCTCATCGAGCCAATGCCATCAAGCGTGATGCCACTGAACAAGAACTCATTCAAATGGGCCGTCGTCTCGCTGCATTGAAGATGCAGCTCACCTGCCAAGAGTTATGCACTGATGCATAAAGGAAAAAACTAGATGAAAAATGGCCCCACTTTTTGGAGGGGTAGCCCGGCCCCCTTTCGCGCCAGGCCCGGCGTTACCGCGCCACAGCTTTGCCCCATCCTCTCACAGCATCGGCCCCGGCGTCAAGCCCTTGCGCCATTAGGGATGCTAATCAATCAGGGCATTGACAAATCGCCGCACTGTTGCCCCATTTTCGGACTTGATGTTCCCCCACCTTATGAAGTGGGCAGGTTTTATCGGGATCGATTGGCAGGCCTTGGCGGCCGTCCTATGGGCCCTGAGAGGCTAGGAAGGGCCCCCAGTGAGGGGCTATAGCCTGCCAGAAAGAAAGGCCCGCCAGGGGCCTTCTAGGCTAGTCTCCGCGTTCTTTATACTCTAAGAGTTGATCTTCCAGGCTAGCTATCATCGCGGAAAGGCGATAGTTAGTGCAATTTTCCGCCTGATCTTTCAACACTTCTAGATAACTTTCCGCATCTTCTACAGTGTAGAAAGTTTCCGCATCGTAGCCTATGCCGTATTCATCAACGGCGAAAAGATGGAATGCTGGCATCACTGAACCTCAGAAAGTTTGGCGTTGACTCTACGTTTGGCGTTACCATGGGCCAGAAAGCCTATGGCTACTTTCCGGCCACGCTTATGACACAACATGCAGTCGGCGCAGGTTTTGTCTTCTATGCGTTGTGCCGGACAAACGATAACAACGTTCCCCCCTGTAGTGTGCCACGTCGTGCGCGATTCTTCAGAG